AAGGTTCCCCCGCCTTGCATTTTTTTAAACTTTTGTTTTGAATACAACATATATATATATATGTTAGATAAAAAAAACAAAAAAATCAAAAAAAAATAAAAAAAATAAAAAAAACAAAAAAATCAAAAAAAAATATTACAAAACCATTAATATATATATTTCAATTTATGATTAAACATTTAAATATAAAACGAAATGTCATTAAATATTTATATTATCTTCTTCCCGACGATCACGCCAAGTAGCCAAGGGATACCAAACAGCGCTATGAATCCCCATAATATGAAGAATGCTGCCCAGGCCAATATGGACAAGGTTCCCCCGCCTTGCATTTTTTTAAACTTTTGTTTTGAATACAACATATATATATATATGTTAGATAAAAAAAATAAAAAAAATAAAAAAAATAAAAAAAATAAAAACGCATGTGTTAATAACCGCGACCATAAATACTGGGAGTTTGCAAACACCCAGTATTTTATATCGGTATCATCTACATCTACTTGTAGAACAAGTGCACCAGCGCCAGTTCCCGTGTATGAGGAGTTGCGACCTACGTGCCGACCATTCTCACTGCCGCGCAGCTTAGAGCCGAGAGTGACGGTATACCCTGCGGAATAACATAACCATGCCAGCGACTAACAACGCGACCCACAAAGCGCTCCACAAAGCTTTCAGCACAATGAATGACACCACCACGCAGACTACTAACAAAGCGTTCCACTTCATGGACGACAAACCCCCGCCGTGTTTTTTTTAAGTTTTTTGGTTGAATACAACATATATATATGTTAGATAAATTATGAATTAGATTTGCTATATTTTTTAGATTTGCTATATTTTTTAGATTTGCTTGGTTTTCTATATTTGCTATATTTTTTAGATTTGCTTGGTTTTCTATATTTGCTATTTATGGTTCCGCCTTCTGCAATCCTAGACCTTTTCTCAAATATCACCACATTGGGAATAATGTGAAACAGATAATGAAAATTAAAATTTGTCGACTTGGACAAGTGATTTGCCATATCTAATAGAGTATTCGCTGGAGGTAGATTTTTCTGGAAATTCGTGAGTGCCAACAAACCTTTGTCATTTAAATACCTATGTACGACCGGCCAAGGCATAAGTTGAAACGGACATGTATTAGCAATAATTAATGAATAACTGTTTTCTTCTAAAGTTTGCTTGGTCCAGTCATTATTTCCAAACGAGCCTCTAAAATCAACTGTATCCGGTGAATTGGCCGGAATGCTTGTTAAATATTTTATGTCGGTATCATCTCCTAATAAACTAGTAACCAGCGAGCTTATATTATCGGTAACTGATTGTAGATCCTCAAAATCGGCTTCGAACTTGGCTTTTCTTCTTTGGCATAAAACTAAAACTTTATGCGTCATATAAAATATATTAATATTAAAATATTTTACAATGGTTTAGTTGCTTGTCTTTCTATATTTTCTTGTCTTTCTATATCTTCTTGTCTTTCTAAAGTTGCTTGTCTTTCTATAGTTGCTTGTCTTTCTATATCTTCTTGTTTTTCTAGGTTTTCTAGACTTTTTGCGCTTTATTTTATTTTTCCCACCGGTTAACGCGTCGGACGACGAAGACGCATTTTCATTTCTTGGTTTTTTTGTTGGCCTAGGCGGAGAATAACTTTCGGTTTCTATAACATTTAAAATAATATTAATTCCAGATGGATATCCCGGCGTGGATTGGTTTAACCTTCTAATTTCGTCTATAGTACTTTGAATTTTGCGAATAAAATTACTTGGAACTGGGTATATTTTAGATTTACCCATAGTCGGTTTAATTCCCTCAGTTAGAAAATCTAATTCATTAGAACGCTTACTGACCGAGTCGGTTTTTCCGTATTGTTCTAATATATTATTGAATATTTTATCTAATATTTTTTTAGTAAGAGATTTTCCTGAAACTCTGCTCTGCGATGTATCGTCTGGATAATTTAAAAACATATTTATAATATGAGCAACTATTTTAGGTAAATATTCGCTTTCTGTAATTGAATTTAATGACTTAAAATCTCGCCATACCCTTTCTGGTGGGTGCGAATGAGATATACTATCATATATAGTGGACTTATTAATTGCTTCGTTTAAGTGATAAACATTGTAATTAATATAAAAAATAATTCCTTCTAATTCCAAATCATCCGCCGTAGTATATATATGTGGTGCGATGGTTAATAAGTTTTCTTTAAAATAGTTTACTATTGTATTAATATTATTTCTAGTTGCTTTTGTGATTAAATCTTTTTTGTCTAATAATAATTTTATATATTTTCTACAATTGGCATAAGTATCGGGGGCAGACTCCGACATAGGACGCAAACGGGGGTCATCTAAATCCGCTTGATTTATTAATTGTGGTATTAATCGATTCAACAAAGTTTGGTCTATTACATGTTTTTTAAACGCTTCTACACAATTTTCTTTTAAAACAGATGGTTTTATATCATTATCTTCTGATAGTTTAGTATAATTAATATTAGTTTTTACTCGTAATAGTACAAAGCCGGCTTGCGTTCCAGTAATATCTTCATCAGCACCTTCAATTTCTTGCATAATATCGGCAATTTCCTTGGAGGTACGATTCATGGCTATATTTGGTAGTAATCCATAATCAAAATCGCTAAAATTATTCTCCGATATTATTTTAATCATTGGGTTTAAAACAGCAAGTTGGATTTTAAACATTTGATACAGTTCTTCTCTTGAACCGGAACTAAAATATCTACGATGTAACTCTTCTATAATTTCTTTATTAGTGAATGTTAATCTGTCATAGGATGTTGATTCCGCGATATTTTTCAATAATTTTGCGAATATAGTTATAATATTTCCTCCGCTGGATGTTACTATTAGTTTTTGTTTATATTGAGAAAAATTATAAACCCCTGGCCGATAAAAGGTATTACTTGGTTTATCGCCTCCACCATTTAACCAACATAATAAGTATTGAAAAAACAATTGTAATAATTGCGTTGTATCATTTTCGAGGCATTCTTTTAAAAATTGTAACCGCACAGTTCGTTTAGAACTTTTATCGTCAAATGTATCAGCCATTATATTTTCTAATTCAATAATATATTTTGATAATGGTGAGAATATACCGTGTGTTATACTTGATATAATTTTCAAGCGTCCATATTTACTATTCAAACTATTAATAACTATATCAAATAGTTCTCCTGATAAAACCGCAGATATATGTTTATACATATGTATTATAATATATATAAATATTATAATTTTTCTATCAATATCAAACATTTATTGGGCATAAAGTTTTTAATTTTGGGTTTGGTTTTGGGTGCTCTATGTTCGTAACCAGTTATTTTTTCTTTTATTATAGTTTCCCAAACAAACTGAAACTTTGGTAATGCTTTTTCAAACCATAATTTATTACGCAATACTAATATATTACTTAGTTTTTCTAATTTCCAATAGATTGTTCGAATCCATTCACAAGTGTTATGTTTATTAAACATATCCGCTTCCCAAATATGGTATTGTTCTTCATTTATATTAATTGGTGCGTATTCATAAAATGAATTACCATTTCGATTGAATAATAATATTATTCCTTTTTGTTTGTTATCTTCCGTAATTGTGAAAGTTCCATCGCTTATAAAATCTTCATAATTATGATATTCGAGAAATTGTGTTTCTAAAAAATCACATTCATTTAAATCGCATGTTTCCATTTGAACTTGCATTTGAATCCAATATTCCATTTTAGGAATGCCGTTTATTACTCTACTTACAACATTTTTAATTTCTAACATACGGGCATATCGATTATTTGTTGGATTAATATTTATACCATCCGGAGATGCTCCAATAAATGGATATTTTGGATGTTGAATACATCCAAAATCTCCAATTTTGGTATTATATAAATGTTCATACAATTGAATAGATGCCGGTTCATATTTTTGTCCCCAATGTAATGGTGAATCCATCGAAGCATTTTTAAATAGGGTAAAAGGTTTACACTTTTCATATATAATACTATTAATATTTGCCTGAGTACTTAATATTTTCCAGATTGAACTGGCTGTTAATAAATTATGACGAAATTGATACCATTCTTCGGTTTTTTGTTGAGGTTGATAAATATTTTCTAAGTAACTAATTTTGTTATTTAATTTATCTAAATTACATTTTATATTTCGAATAAAACTATTGGTATATGACCTATATGGAATTACTTTTGTCCAAGAATATTTTATAACAATTTTTAATATTTTGTTTAGTTTTTTTTGAATTTTTTGTTGAATGGAATTAACATTTATATATGTTGACTTAGTTCTTGTCGCAACTAATTTATCTAATACAATTTGTTTTGTATTATTATATAAATAGTTTGTTAATTCTTCTTCAAATGATATATTGCATAATGAAAGTATATTATTATTTACAAACTTTTTAAATAGTGCAAATCCAGTAGATTTTATAAATATTAATTCCGGTATAGTAAAAAACTTATTACGAACTGATATTTTTGGTATAGTTTCATTATCAATATTAATATCTATAGTTTCATTATCAATATTATCATTATGATTATCATTATGATTATCCATTATATTTATATAATAATTTATGTTTATTATCAATTTTATATAAATATTAAAGCCGTTCCGGCGAGACTACCCGTTTATTAGATTTATTTTTGTTTTTTCGGGTCGGTCCTAACGTTTTAAGTGCAGATGTCTGATACAATTTTCTTAATGTAAACTTTCTGGTATTATTATTAAAATGTAATGTTGGTATATTTTCTAATATGCCAGATTCTTTTATATATATTACATCTTTATTGCGTTGTAAATTTTTTTTATCTAAAGTTTGACTAAGAAAAATCTTAAGAGAATCAATTTCATGTTTGTTTAGTTTATATTCTGGTGTAATTTTTGTAATATAATCAGTTATTTTGTGCATTTTTTCAGATTTATCTAATTTATTCCAGGTTTCTCGTTTACTGTTTATATTTTCTATATCTAATAATAAATCAATATTAGATATATCATTAATTACAGCATTTAATTTTTTATTATTACCATTTAAAAGCATTGTTTTATATTTAAGAGTTTTAAGTGCGTGACATTCAGCCATTATATAATATACTAATAGATTAAGTTTAACCTATTTTATACTATTATAATATAATGAAAAATATTGATATATTTGGAAAAAGACAGAAAGATAAAATTAATAAATTAAATGACCCAAATATGATAGCATTACGTGATTGTATGAAAAATATATCATCTGATTTTTTTAATTATGATATTCAAAAAACATTAATTCATAAATTATATTTGGAAGAAAAAAATATAGAATATTCTTCAGAACTTTTGAGAGAAATTGAAAAAAAAATATACAGTTATAAAACACAAGATATTAATAAAAACAAATATGCGGGCAATAATATTACTAGAGAAGAAATTATCGAAAAACTGGTTGCTTGTAAATTAAAGTGTTTTTACTGTAAAAAAAATGTATTATTATTTTATAATAAAGTGCGCGATATGGAACAATGGACCTTAGACAGAATCGATAATAGCATTAATCATTCTTGCGACAACGTTATAATTGCTTGTCTACATTGTAACTTGCAAAGAAGATGTCAAAATAAAGATAAGTTTTTATTTACTAAACAACTTAAAATAATAAAACAATATTAATAGCAAATTCTTTTATTACCATAAAAATATATGACTTAGTATTTTTGCGTTATAATAACCTTTACTTTTTTGTTTTTCATATTCGATAGCTTTTTTACGATTTTTAATGCCTTTACTAAATCGACTATAATATCTCTCTTGTCTATTTTTATTGAAATGATTTAAGTCTTTATAAACTTGTAATTTTGTTCTATCTTTAAATTGTTGATATCCTAATGCTCCAAAATTAATTTTTCGGGTTTGTCCGGTTTTAAAGTTTTTAACTTTTGCTGTATATTTTTTACCGAGAGCTTTGGACTGCTCGATTGTTATAATTTTCTCTCTCATAATATAATTTGTCTTTCTACTATTTTGTCTGGTGACAGACATATATATTAAACCATTATTATTTTCTATGTATCATTATGGATTATACAATTCGGTGTTAAACGTCTAAAGATGAAAAATTAAAATTGAAATAAAAAGACATCTATAAATAGCATTACTAATTAATTATGACGCGTCGTAATGATATCATATCGGGTGCTGATAATTATCAGAGCGATGATGATATCATAACTAGCGATGATGATATTATAACTACCAGCGCTGAAAATTATCAGGGAGATATGGATAATATTGTTAGGGATGATGATAATGAATACTTGGAAACCATTCTATATCCTGAGTGGCGGCGTGAAGCAGAAGCTAACCAGCGTTGGCGTTATCTAACCGCATTTGCCGAAGAAGAAGGAGCAAAGTTTGGCATTCATAACCCAAGATATGAGGCAAGTCGCGATGGTCTTTCGCCGGATTTAACTATGTTCACATATGTAGACAGAGGTATTGAACTGGCCGCCTGGTGGTGGAAGGGTTATCGGTCGACAGAACTGAGCGAGTTACTATCTCAAAATTAATCATATAATTTGTTTTTGACATTGCTGATTATTTTTTATCTGAAATATCTTTACTTATTTTCTTGTTTTATTATTTGTTGATTTTGCTGGCCAACCCGCCGGCAATCTTGCTCTCTTACTTTGTGTTTCACATTTATTT